AACTACTGCTACGACTGCGGCTGCGGCTACGGTCTTTGCGTCGATGCTTAGACTTCTTACGGCTGCGTCCACGATCACGAGAACCGCGGCTGTGGTTTCGGAGTTCTTTCTGAACTGCTTTTGCCACAATTGTTTCCATGTCCACGTTGTGGACCTCTTTCTTCTTACGGCGTTTGTTAGGATTGCGAGGTCCTTCGGAACCATCGTTATTCCACGCCTGACAGTCAGTGGTTTTATGAGTCTTAGGATTGCCTCCCCACTTACTGCAACGATCACAATGTTGGGTGTTGGTGCCGCCGCTGGAGTTACTTCCATTGCGGTTGCCTCGGTTACCACCACCGTTGCGAGAATTAGCATTGGAGTTGGAGTTGCCTCCTTTTCCGCCTCCGCTATTCTTTTCAGCTTGCTTTTTAGACCGGATTTGGTCAACAAGTGGCTGAAGTTCAGTCGACAGTTGATAGACATCGAACCGCAACTGCCTTAAAGGATTTTGAACTGCGAATTGCTGTTGTACTTCCCTTGGCATACTGTCAAGGAGTGTATTACAGAGTTCCATTTGGGTTAATTGTGTATTACCCCAAGGCACATCATCTCTATCCTTGTAGAAGTCATTATCTCTTGCACAAGGGAGGAGAGGAAGATTCTTGTTCATTTCCACAAGCACCTCGGCAAAGCTCTTAACAGGAAGAGTGAGGCAGCTTGGGAAGAGTCCGTTGTTTAACATGTAGCGGCGTTGAATCTCGGCCCGCTCACATCCACCAACGCTGATGGCATGTTTACGAATGCACTCTTTTACTCCTTCGAGTGTGAGTCCTCGTTGAGCGAACACTTCCTTCTCCTCACGGACCATGGTCCATAAGAATTTAATGTGTGGATCGGAGTATGTTTGGTCATCGGCATGTTCATCATAAACTTCTGCTCGGCCTGATACTTCGTTCAAGGTCGCGTCCCAAAAGTACGCGACTTTCTTCATGTCGTAGCACGGATGTACATGATTCGTAGGTTGCATCAAGTCAGAATTGACGATGTCTCGATACTTGTTGGAATCATTGCCCATAAAGCTGCAATAATGTTCATGGATCTGCTTCACGAGAGCATCAATCTCACGATTGAGTTCGTCGATCTTGCGCCCATGTTTCTTGAGCTTCTTACCGTCGGTCTCATCGAGTGACCCTGACGTGGCGTTCTTTTTCTTCTCTTCAAACATGTGTTTGTTGAGGATCTCAGCGTCACGTTGCTGAACCAAGTTATCGTGGTTGGCGTCAAGTTGCATATCATTCATAGTGTTATGGAACTCGGCTTGTTTGTGGATGAAGTCACCAAAGGTCCCGCCGTTGAAGGCTTGGATCTGCTTCTTTACTTTAGAAGTGGTTCTCAACTCAAACGTAGATCCTTTAGAAGGACGAGGAGGTGGATCAAATGGGAAAGTCACCTTTGACTGATCACGGTTGTAGCCGCGAGTGAACTTTTTCCCTTTGGAATCAAATTGCCTGAATGCATGCCACACGTTGGACGAGTGTTGCACTTTGGCACTTAACATTTGCGACATGGTGTCGATGTTTCTTCTCTTTTCGAGGATGGCTTATTGCTGTTACTGCAGGGGATGCAGTTATAATAATATTATTAGTGTCACAGGTAATAAAGCCGTGGCATTGAGATGATAAGAATTGAGTAATGCAATTATTATGAGGTTAAGTTGGAGTGAGGTGAAGCCTCAATCCGACAGACAAAGGCTGACGCATGTCCACTTTAAGTAAGTGGTAAGAATGTCAGTCGTCACTGAGAATGGCAATGACTAGCGAGTCATTGGCGATGCGAACCGTGGTCTAGGCTAAAGGAATACGGTACTGGATCTGGCTAACATAGCCAGTGCCTATGACACTCGCCCCCAAGTGTCGGGATCATGGAGGTGAACGCAGAGGAGAAAAACCCTATGGGAAAAAATAACTTCGCTCTGAGGAGTGTCGACCGGGGTACTTAAGTACACCGCACGGTACGATCGTGGTGAAAGACTTAGAATAGTGCGTAATAACGATTACGTGCGAGTACAGCATGGCCTTAGCATTTAGGTTGATTTATCTTGTATTTATATTTACAATCTGTACACGCCCCCGAGTTTAGACTCATTCCTCTTCGGTCGCGGCCGACTCGAAGTATGGGGTAATTCTTCTGATGTTTATACGTTCGCTGATTGAACCTCTTTGTATCCTGACAGTTCCATTAGTGTAGACTTCGGTGACCGTGTGAGGGCCCGAATTGCGCTCATCGGCTTTGGGGAGCCGCTCACCATTAATGTTTTTAATGATGAGACACTTACTACCGATTTTGTAATCATATGGTAGACGTCGGTTATTATCCCTGACGTTGTCTCTGTCCACTTGCAGTTGTCGTCGACGGCCAATTTCATCCCAGTCTGCTACATAAGGGATGTCGAATAACATGTCCCTACCGAAGACAGCAGCACCGGGGCTCGACTTAAGCACAGTGTGATGTGTAGATCGTATTGCCCACGCCATGTTGGTGATCCATTCGTCAATACGTTCAGCTGATACCTCTTCGAGTTCTTGGAGTCTCGAGGTGCGCAACATACTGTTGACAACACCATGCACACGCTCTAGAATAGCGTTGGCTTGAGGATTTCTACTGGATGTCGGCTTTCTACCAATTGAAAATTCTTTGCATAATCGTTTTAGGTGGAGTTTGAACTCGCCCCCATTATCACAGACGACGTAACGAGGTCGCGGATATCGACTTAACCAGTGTTTATTAAACAGACGTGATATCGTGGCGGAGTCTTTGTCAAGGATCTCATCTTTGAACCACTTGTCCTGTTTCTTGTCGTATTTATCGACGATTTTAGTTGGTAATTCTGCGATCTCAAACCATCCCGTGGCTGGATCAATAATAGTTAGACACATCACTTCCATTGTGTTGCCGCTGTGGTCAGATATATCGAATGGTCCGATAAGGTCTACACAGACGGTATGCCACGGGCGAGTGACTGCGTCTTTTGGTGGAAGCTTGCCATACTTTCGCTTGCGCGTTTTACCCTTCTGACATTTATCGCAGGTTTTGACAAGTTCCTTGATCTGTGTACGCATTCCATGCCAGTACATGATCGAGGCAATAGTTTCCTCCATCCTGTCTCTACCGGGGTGCTGGAGGTATTCATGGTACCACCACAACACTTTGTTTTGTAACAAATCTGGTATGACAAGGCGGGGTTGTCGAGAGTCGATGCTTTTTACTAAAACTTCAACATCATCAAACATCATCAATTGGAATTGTGATTTCGTACGCGATTGTGAGTCGCGGTGATCAAAATAGTGCTTCCATTTTGGATCCGCACGTTGGGCCTCAGCAATTTCGCTAATCGTGACGGGATAGATAGAATCTTCTTGCGTCTCTACGTTTGCGAAAATGTGTGCCATAACGTCCTTGGGTGGCTGTTCTGCGGCTTCGGAGTATTTGTCCGGTTTGTCGTAGTGACTAAGGAGAGTCACCATGTGGTTCCATTTTTCATGGCGGCTAATAGTTTTCCAATTGCCGTCATCATCCACCTCGTCATCTGAGTGTGGGTTAATCTTTGGACAATAGTCAAGCCGAGATATTGCATCGGCGACAGTGTTATCTATACCTTTGACATAACGGATTTCCGCACCAAATTCCTGCAAGAGGATCATCCAACGGCGTGTCCTATCTGACGATTGGCCGATGTTGTCCCGCGTGAGGTTGATGTGGTCGGTGTAGATAATAATCCGCTGACCCAGGAGCATACCCTTAAATTCTTTAAGGAGTTCCACAATTGACAATAGTTCCTGGTCAGTGACAGTGTATCTTTGTTGTGTTTCAGTAAGTTTACGGCTGAAGAATGCGAGTGGTCGATTCTTCTGTGTTATGACGCCCCCAAGCTGTCGGCTCGAAGCATCAGTGTAAATAATAAAAGGCACGTCTTCCTCATAAGAGGGATAGGCGAGAATAACATCTCGTGCTATGATCTTCTTGATCTCATCAAAGGCCTTCTGATGCAGATCGTCCCAATGCCAAGGTTTAGGAGGTTTCCGTTTGGTACCATCCTTTCTCTTGCGTTTAGAAGCTTTGGTTGATCCGCACTCCGCAACTAAATCAGTCAATGGAGCTAGAAGGTCAGTACGTCGATGCCATAGATCGCGATAGTACTGAATAATACCCAGGACGCGTCGAAGTTCTTTGACGTTCTTTGGCGGCTGGAGAGCAAGGATTGCTGCGACTTTACTTTGTTGAGGCTTGATGCCTTCACGTGAGAGAGTATAACCAAGGTACTCGATCTCTGTAGCGGCGAAGTTGGATTTGGCAGCGTTGACTTGCAACCCTGCGTCGCGCATTCTTTGGAGGACAGTATCTAACTTCTCCAGGTGGTCCTCGAATGTATCGGAGGAGATTAACAGAAGGTCGTCAATGTACGCCCGCACATATTCCAGATCTTGGAATAGGCTGTTCATTTTTGCTTGAAAGATATCAGGACTACATGCAACACCCATTGGTAGACGCTTATAGCGATAAAGACCCCATGGAAATACAATTGTACAAATTTCCATTGTAGCAGGATCCAACCGAAGGTGATAATAACCCATGTTGAGATCAATAGCACTTGCAAAAGTGAAACCGTCGATTTGCTGCAATGTATCGCTGATCTTTGGAAGAGGATATGGTTTCCGTAAGATGCGCTCATTGAGTTTCCGAAAGTCCGTCAAGAAGCGGACAGAGCCGTCTTTCTTGGGAATCACAAATGAGGGAGATGCCCATTCGGATTGCTCTACTGGTTCTAGGACACCAATATCGCAGAGTCTTTTTATTTCTTTTTTGATTGTCTCGCGGTGAATACGAGGCACAGGGAAGGGGTGGCCCCTCCATGGCATTGCGTTTGGTTTCAAATCGAAATGGATCTGTTCACCGTCCCACGCTCCCAAAGTACCCTCAAACATCGCTTCATGCTTCTGGAGGAGTTTGAGTAAGGCATCTTGTTGGTCTCTGGTGAGATGTGAGCTGTTGGTTTCAACTAATGTTGGCAGGTCTGCCTTTTCATACTTGGCGTCAAGAATATTCACTGCACGTGCCGTTTCCTCCTTTGTTGACGAAGGTTCCGTCGCTTCGCGGTAGGTGTTGTACAATGTGCGTGTATTCTGCAGCTCGTCGTGTGACTTCATTGGTGCATCTATTCCATCGATAGTGATAATTCTTTCGGTGAAGTTTAGCATGCAATTCCAACGGGCCAACGTCTCGATCCCAATAATGAGGTCGTACGTCGGTTTATCATTTACAGAAACAATCTTGACATCTGCTTGGCAGCTGAAAATCTTGCTCTGAGAGAACTCGGGGAAGAGGAGCTCCATCTTGGCAACGTCCGTCGTTTGGAAGGCACCATTAGAAGTGTTCCATGACGAAGGATGGCTCTTCCGAACCGCTGTGTATTTGAGGAAGTCTGATCTAGTGAGGAACGCTATGTCGCCGTCACTGCCTGAATCCAATAAGATACGCAGAGGTCGAATTCTGTTCTTGCCTTTTTTAAATAAGGGACAGCCAAGAACAACAGTCTTAAGGCCTATACCTTTTCTAATTTTTGCTTTAAGGGTTGCGTGTAGGTGTTGCCTACCGCTAAAATCAATATGACAAGCACTGTTTATCGGCTCACAGGTGTGAATTTCTTTAAATCTTTTTCTAGGTTTATCATCTTCATTAATGAAGGATTCGTCTTCGGATACGTCATTCATATCGTTATCTGTGATAGTGCTTTGCCAATCATCCTATTCATCGCTGTCATAACTATCATAACTACTGCTACGACTGCGGCTGCGGCTACGGTCTTTGCGTCGATGCTTAGACTTCTTACGGCTGCGTCCACGATCACGAGAACCGCGGCTGTGGTTTCGGAGTTCTTTCTGAACTGCTTTTG